ACAACACCAGCTGTAATTTTTGTTGAATTGTCTAATTGATCGTATATTAATCCTAATATTTCTTCTTCTGTATTAGTTATTTCTGTTAATAGTTTTTTATAACCATCTTGTAATTTAATTACAGCGTCTTTCTCCTCACTAATCTTTGTCTGTCTAAAACCTTGTTCTATTTCCTGTGTACAAGTAGGACAACTAGTATTGTCTTCAAAAAACTTTAATGTCTTCTTATGTGTCTTTAAGTTCTGGTCTATCTTTGCTTCTAACTTATGTAATTGTGTAAACTTATCTTTTGTTTTAGTCTTACCTAAAAGTTTCTTTTCGTTTTCTGCTAACTCTTTATTAAGACTTTCTATTCTAAACATATAATCTCTTTTATGACTATGTGCTTTTTCTGCTTCTTCTTTCTTAACTTGAATAGCGCCTTTATCTCTACCTTGTAAATCATTATAATGTTGTTCTTGTAAGTTAACTTTGTTATCAATCAATTCTACTTGGTGTCTTAATGTAGTAATATCTTTTGTAAGGTCTTGTTGTTTACTTCTTAATAACAAATTCATTGAATGAAATACTTTAATGTCTAATATTTCTTCAATTACTTCTCTACGATTCCTTGCTCTCATCTGCATAAATGGTTCATATAAAGAAGACCCTAAAATAACAACTTGGCAGAAAGACCTATAATTCAGTCTCATTATATTTTGTTCTAAATGTTTTTGATAGTCTATAGTACTTGCGTCTTGGTTAATTAAAATTCCGTCTTGGTATATTTCAAATACATTAGGTTTAATTCCTCTTACAATTTTATACTTTTTAGGACCTACACTAAAGTTTATTTCTACTAGGGTATCAGCATTATTAATAGTATTAACCATCTGGTCTTTCTTAATAATTCTGAATGGTTTATTAAACAAAGCAAAACATATTGCGTCCAACATTGTTGATTTACCAGACCCATTAATTCCAATAACTAGTGTTGTTGGTTTTTCTGCTAAATTTACACTTATAGGATTGTTGCCTGTTGATAAGAAATTCTTCCAAGTTATATTATGAAATACTATCACTTATCTTGTACCTCTTGGTATAAATCTTTCATTATTGAATTCATCTTCCCTTTGTCTAATTCAGTATCTAAACTATTAATATAATTGTGTAAGAAAGTTAAAGTATCTTCTCCTTGGTCTGCTATATTAATATCTGCTGTTGCATTAATATTATAACTATCTTCTATAACATTAACCTCGTGGGTGTTAATCTCATTGTGTAATCTATCAATAAATTCTCCAAATTGAACGGCGTCCGTTTTTTCTTCTACTATAACTTTAATATGGCAATCTTTGTATTCTTGTATATCCATATTAGTATAACTTTGTTTTGTATCATTGTATATAATCTTCTTAAACATAATAAGTGGATTAGGTACTCTTGTTAATTCTCTTGTATCTGTATCAAAGATATGAAAACCTTTTGGACATTGATAGTCTGACCAAGTTATTTCATATTGAGTTCCTAAATAATATATTGTTCCGTTATCTGATTTTCTATGATAATGACCAGACAATACTTTATCAAATCTTCTAAACTGGTCCATTTCTAAACCAACTTCCTGAAAGTGTCCTTTGTGCATTTCAAAACCTTTAATTTCTAAATGACCCATACAAACTTCAGCGTGTGAGTTATCAATTTCGTATATACTTTCTTCTTCTGTTTCAGGACATATCCAAGGTAATAATAATATATCTAAACCATCAAAGTTAACCGTAGCAGGTTTCTCATATATCCAAGGTTCATTTGCACCATCAAAGGTTTTGATTAAGTGTGTGAAATTTACTTTGTTTGTATTCTTATAATATGTGTCGTGGTTACCTAGTATAATATGTGTATCTATTTTTAAGTCCCATAATCTTTTCCAAAAGTTTTCTTGGAAGTTATGAGCAGTATTGAAGTTAATAAACTTTCGTCTATCAACAACATCTCCTAAATGTATTAATGTTTTGATGTCGTGTTGTATTATATACGGAAAAAAGATTTCATCATAAAATCTATTAAAGTATTTTACAAACGCAGGGTTATCATTTCTAGCACCGAAATGGGTGTCGTTCAATAATGCTATTTTCATATTATATAAAGTCTTCTAAATTCGCCTTCGCTTTTCTTACTCGTCTTTTTATCGGTTTCGGTTTTGTTTTATTCTTACTTAATGTTGGTTCTTCCATAGGAAGATTCTTTTGTAAAAATTCTGTAAATTGATTTTTGAAATCTCTATCTTCTCCAGGTTGTAATGCCATATCATCATAATTAGCATCCTGTATTAGTTTATGTTTAATGATTGTTTGTTTCTTTTCTTTCTGTATTCTTCGTATAAATGCGTAATAGATTATTTGTGTAAAATAAGCAAACGGATTGTTTGATTTTTTGGGATTAAAGTTTCCTAGATATTGTAAACAATTCTCTATACCATCACTAATCATATCATCCCTAAATGTATAATTAATAAAATTCGGTCTGTATGATAAGTGGTTTGCAATCTTTAAAAAACACTCACCTATGTAATTGGTCACAGGAGGATTTTTACGACCTCTTTTGTTCGCTTTATTACACTTATCTTTATACTCAATCATTGCCTCTAAAAACACTTTGTTATTTACATAGTGCTCTTTTTTGGCGGGAGTTCGTATTCTTTTGGGTTTATTGTCAGTTGTCATTATGTTCTCACTATACTATATTTTTTCATTAGAGTCAATAAGCGATAAAATTTCGGTCTCGGTTATTGACAGGTTTAAGTTTTTATGATATTATCAGCGTGTAGGCGCTGAGAGATAGAGTCTATAAAGCAATACTATATTAATGAATAGTCTTCTTTTTAATGTCATCATCAGCAATATCAGTAAATTCGTCTATTATATCATCAAGTCTATTATTTAATTCATCTTGTTCCATTCTGGACATTATTTCTCGGTCCATCAACTTTCGTGTTCTCGGGTTGTCTTCTCGTCTATGTAATTTCTCACCTAAATGATACTCGCCAACAACGGCTCTATATGACTTAATCATATCATCACTAGCGTTTGTTATTGTAAGTATCTTATCTTTCGGTATGGTCACCAATTGGTCCTGTGTATATCCCACCCATTTAACTAAAGCTATATAATCTTTAATACCCAAGTTGGTTATTTGGGGTACATATTTAATCTCTAATGGTTTATCTAGTGTAAGTAATGGCGAAGCAGCTGTCTCTTTATTTTGAGGTATTACGCATACGACATCTGTACCATTAATAATCTTAACGACTTTAACCGTAGTTGTTCCATCAGGATTTAGTTCGTTAGGTTTAGGTGGCATATTACTCCTTTAGGTCTATGTTATGTATCTCATAATCAAAACCTTCTTCATTGTATATATTTATTCTTTCTCTAAAATGCTGTAAGGTATAATTTTCTTTTTCCCCATATGATACATTATCAGATATATCATATAAAGTTGCATTTGTCTTGTTATCTCCTAGTCGGAGACCACGACCAATAGATTGTAGATTTCTTATCCTAGACTTACTAGGACTAGCAAAAATAATGTTATGCAAGTTCCGTATATTAATGCCTGTACTGAAAGTCCCATAACTTGCAACGATAATAGCGTTGTTGCTTTTTTCGGTAATCTCTCTAACTTTTTCACGCTGTTCTGCGTCCACTCCACCATAGACAAAAAAGACTTCTCTATCTTTTCCCGATTTATTTTCAATAAGTTCATATAATCCCTTTCCGTGTTTTTCTACTAACTGAAATAATATTAAAGTATTTCCTTTTATTTTAAGTGCCAAATTTTTAATAAAGTTGTTTCTTGGTTTACTAGAAACTAAATGATCTATTTCATCTTGATACTTACCATTTGCTACCATTTTAGCATTGGCTTCACTATGTTTAAGAATCAAGCATCTGACCGCCAGGTTACTTAATTGTTTTTTATCAATTAGCTTTTTAGTAGATGTGACTTTGTTTACGGCACCAAATAAACCTTCTAATACTAGTTTATGTGTATGAGCACCATCTAATGTACCTGTAAGACCAATACGATATTTACAATCAATAAGTTTGGTCATAATTTCTGTTAATGATTTTGATTTAAATAAGTGTGCCTCATCACCAAACACACAACCAAACTGTTCAAAATATGACTTCGGTAGTTTATATAAACTTTGCCATGTAGATATTAATACTTTTTTATCTGTTTGATTAGAATATCCACTATACAATCTATGACAATTTTTCTTTACATTCCAACCATATGATTCAAAATCGGTATACATTTGTTCTACTAGTGATGTTGTAGGAACTATTAGTAAACACTTTTTATCTTTTAAAAGATGTGTGTAATATCTTATCAATGCATATATTATAAACGATTTACCAGAAGCCGTAGGACTTAATAGTAGTGATCTATTAAATCTTAAATTATTATATACAGCGTCTATTTGATAATCTCTTGCCTCAAATTTTTGACCTAAACTATTACAAAAATGTTTTACGGTATCTCTATTTACCTTATTATCAA